AGCGGCATCAGCGCACTCCATAACGGCACTGAGTTGTGGATATCCCACACCAGTTTGGATACGAGTAGTGCAAACGCTACCAGGCCCGATACCCACTTTAACAATGTCTGCTCCTGCAAGAATAAGTTCCTCCGTCATTTCACCAGTAACTACGTTACCTGCTATAATTACAATATGTGGATACTGTTGTCTAAATTCTCTTACGAACTTTACAAATCGTTGACTGTAACCGTTTGCGACATCAATACAAACATATTTTAGATTGCCATCTACTTGCTTGTAAACACGTTCAAACTTTGCTTGGTCGCTGTCAGTAATACCAATACTCATTGCAACATAGTTAGTACGCTCTATTATGTTTGCATTAAAGTAATGAACAAGGTCAGCTTCTGAATAAGTTTTTACTAAACATGTAAACACTTCGCCTTCTGCTAGTTTGTCAGCCATTTCAAATGTGCCAACACCATCCATATTAGACGCCATAATAGGCACACCTCGCCAATGGTCAATATCACGTATCATTTCCATTGACATATCTTCTGGACGCCAATTGCGCCAAGTATATCCTCGTTCTAGATCTACTTCTTTGCGACTGCCTAGTGTGCTACGCTTAGGACGAATAAGAACGTCCTTATAGTCCAATTTCATATCTTCTTCGATACGCATTACCTTTTTTCTCCGTAATTAAAACTAATGGATATTCTATCTCTTCTTGAAGTATTTCCTTGTACACTATGTTTTAGCCAACTTGGAAATATATAAAGAGCATTTGTTTTAGAAGCATAACTTGCCCTTGTGCTAGTAAAGTATGTGTGTTTTTCTACGTCTACCGGTAAGTGATAATCTGCATTATCACTTCTATCAAATTGTATATTACCTTGAGAGGGGTCTGCTTCAACGTAGTAGACGCCGCTGAATACACTTCCTACATGATTGTGTAATTCGTTATAGCATCCGGGTGGGTTAATGTTAATCCAAACATTATAAAGTTCTAAAGGCTTTAGGCCAACTTGCTGTCTACAAAAATCAACTTCAGAATCTATAGTTTCTAGTAATCTATCTAATGCTTTGCATTCACCTTTAGAAATATCACGGCTTTGATAGCCACCATAGTTACTAATTACTCTAGTAGGTTCGTTCTTTTTTAATTTATAAGCAAAGTCTAGAAGATCACTATTCTTACCCGTGTGTAATACAGAACTCCATATTACACTAGGAAACCATAGTTCCGTGTGCATGGCCATCTTAGTAACCTAGATCTTGTTGTCTTTTTGCTAGTGCTTTTTTGTGTCGATTAATTGCCGCCTTCTTTTTTCTATTTCTTTTATTACAAGGCTTTTCATAAAATTGGCGTTCTCTTACTTCTTGTATAATGCCAGCTTCTTGAACTTTCTTTTTGAAAATACGCAATGCTTTATTTACATCACCATTTCTTACTTCGACACATAGACCTTTTGGTTGTTCTTTAGGTTTGTTATCCCACTTTGGTCTATAATTAAATTTATTTTTTCGCACCAAGCTCTCCTTCCGTTAAAAATTGTAGATCATATATCCTATTAATACTCAACTTATTATACACTGATTCGACAGCATTTGTCAACCAATAAGTTTTATTATGAGCAACGATAAATGATGCTAAGTCGCGAATTTGTGCGTCACAGTTATCAATGTCCATGATAGTAATATCACACGACTTAACTAATGACAGTAGCCAGTCTAACTTATGATCTTTAGGGTGTTGACTGTAAATGTAAAGATTAAATGATAAGTCCCAATCTTGGACTTTTGTTTGAAAATCTTCTTTTAATGTATTGCTTGGATATATTAGAAGTATACTAGGATCAAGATTATGAAGTATATCAGGTGGTGTAATAACTTTTATTTGAGGCATTAATCTTTTTTCAACCGATTCCAAATTGTATTTTCAGATTGTTCGCCGTTTTGTACATACCCTTCTTCTGGTATCCACGGTAACTTATCAATCCTACCTTGTATATATAAGGTTTTCCAACTCTTAAGGTTCTCATTTGGATTGTCTAGTTTCCATTGCCTCTTACGTTCACTTATGGTTGCATCTGACTCTAGTGCATCAACATATTCTCTGCGTTGCTTTTCTTCTGGAGTTTCAGTTTCTGCTTTAAGTCTCAGATCTTTTTTTTTAGATTGTTCTATTTCGCCTGCATAAAAGAATGCATTTCTAGTGTCGGGATATTCTTTTACTGTTTCGGTATCGTCAGGTGTAGATCCTGTATCTTCCTCCACTGTCTCCCCTGTTGGAACAGGTTCTTCATTGACAGTATCGACAGTTGATTCATTATCTGCCAAGTTGTCTTCTTGTAGATTTGTGTCGTCTCCGTCCCTAGAATCTTGTCCATTAGTTCTAGGTTCGCTATGTGTATCTTCAGCAGGTTGTATATCATCTACTTCTTCCTTTTTGTTTGGCTCGAAACCTGGATTGGCAATAATCTTTTCGGCTCTAGCTCTTTCATACTCTTTCCAAGAGTCGTCTTTTTTATTAGTTTTTCTCCATTCAAAAGTATATTGACTTGCTATAAGAAGTAAAACAGCAAGTGGATCGAAAACAAAAATAATAGTAATAATAACCCAACGAACAGCTTCTTCTAGTAAGTTGCGGTCAGCATCTTCACCATAGACAAATTCTGCTATGTATTTGATAGGACCTACTTCTGCTTCTAGTTTTCTGTACTCTGCTTCAATTTCAAATTTTTGATCTGTTAGAATTTCAATTTCATCGTTTGCGGCTCTAACACGTTCAAACTGTTCATCTATTAGAGCATCTACATCTTCTACGCCAGTGCCTAGTCGTTCTCTAAGTCTATTAATTAATCTGTTTGATTCTGCAATTTGATCTTCTGCTACTTGACGTAGTCTTGCAATTTCTTGTCGTGCATTTTGTATTGCTAGGTTGTCAGTAGCAATATCTTCAATTTTTTGAATAAGTTCTGCATGCTTGGCTCTGTTTTCTTCTCGCCAGTTATCTACAGCATTTGATGTTAAGAATCCCCAACTGCCATCTGGACTAGTTCCTACCATACCTTGGACACGTTTAATAGCTTCTTTGGTGCCTTCGTTAATCCACGCTTGTATTTGTTCAAAGTCTCTATCTAACGTTTCGATTTGCGATGTGTAAAGATTCGTTTGATCTTGGATAATTTGATTTTGCTCATCAATAGCAGGCTGAATACGATCGTAAGCATTGTCGATCCTTTCTTGCTCTTTATCAATTTGCTCTTGAATTTGCGTATCATTATTAAATGTTTTGCCTTCAAGTTCGCGAATTTTATTTTCAGCACGACCGACAATACTAAGTTGTCTTGCGATTTCTCCGTCAAGTCTTTCAATTTGTGCTACTGATTCATCTGTTGCACTAGTTTGTTCAATATGTGCTTTTGAGAGAAACCCAAAGATACCCATACTTGTGATAAGCATAAGCACAAGAACAGCGGTAGACAAATATGTTTTAAGCCACCACGTTGCTTGTTTCCAATGTTTGTGTAACCATACAGCGGTAACTAGTTTGCCTATTTCAAGTACGCCACCCATTATCATAATGGGTATTGCGGCCGCCGCAAAAATAGCAACAAGCCCTGCTACTGAATAGTATATTGCCACAGCCGATATAGAAAGGGCCGTGATTAGTGTTAACAATCCTAGTGCCATTTATTTCCCTCATTGTATTTATCGTTATTTTCGAACAATGTGCCACCTAGTATCGTCTAAATGCTTTTTACAAACTGTTTCTTCAAAATGTCTTGAACGTCCTTTTACTGTAACTTGACTGTAAATTACTCTACAAAATCCTCTACCTTGAGGATAACCATGCACCGCTTTTACATGCCCCATCGCATCGCGTTCATACCAACTAATAACTTTGCCGTAATCACTCTCTAGAGCTGTATAAAATGCCGCTGTTTGTTTTTGCTTTTGTTCATTATCAAGTCCGTATCTAGAAGTGATATAAACAGCATTAACAACATCGACCATCAAACTTACTCCGCCATACGGAGATTGCACAGTTGGAACTTCTATTGCTCTAGTTTGATACGGTGTTGAAGAACACGCAACTAGACTACCTAGTGTTGCCGTCAATATTAACGATTTCAGTACTACCGTCAAGTTTTTCACAATAAACTCCCCTTGTTGGTACTAGTTTGCCGTGTCTGTATTCGTCGTACCAAAACTCTTTACAGCCTGCATCTATTCCAGCACGTTGTATTGCTACTTGTTGTCCTGGACGATCAGTACACATGTGAGTTGCTGTACCAGCAACGGTCTGATCACTTTTTGTTACTACAGTTTCTTCTGTATAACAGTAAGGTGCTTGATAGTTGTAGTCGGGCGTAGTTGAACACCCGACACTACTAATTACTAGAAAGCTGAGTAGCAGATACTTGGTCATTTCTTGCCTCGCTAATCAGTCTATCAAACACATCTAATGGCATTTTAATTCGTACATAGGTATGGATGTTACCAGTAGATGCAAGTTGATACGATCTCTTTTTAACTTCAAGATGTTCTCGGATTACAGTATCTTGTACTGTATGCTCAACAATAGTCCTTGTAGTTCTACGATCGTTATTGATGTCAACAACTGTAGAGCTGTTTACAGTTCCGTTAATACGTTCTGCAAAGCCTTTTACAGCAAACGCATATGCCTGAGCTTCTGATGCCTGTTCATACAAACTTTCGCCCATACCGCATGCATAAGCATAGTCTGTTTTCCAAAACAAGAAACCTTCGGAACCAATTTGTTCACAATCCTCATACCAATTAGGATTAGCCTTTGTTTCTCTAACGTCAATTGTTTTCATAGTGCTACATGCACCAAGCGTTGCTAATACAGCCACAAGAGCTGTCGTCTTAATAATGTTCATATGAGCCTCCAATTAGCCTATTCATTAAGTTTAAATTATATTTGATTTTTAGTCTTTTGTCAACCACTTTATGGCCAACGGTAAAAAACATGTGCTCCAATACGTCCTACTTGGTCTAATTCTCTAGCCCATTTAGGTGAAACATATGTTGCATGATAGTGAGTTGCGCCTTCTGAGATACCTCTATAATTACGCAATTCAATAATTCTGTATGCAATTTCCTGTGCTTTTCGCCACGAATCGAGATCATGTGTTGTATCACTACGTCCATCACACCACCAACTGAACTGACATTGATGTCGTACAGGAACAAATGATCTCTCACTGTCGGACAGGTCTGGATTATCTCTTGTTTTCCAGCTCTCTCTAACAGGTCCTTGCATCACAACTTCGCAAATTGTGTCGGGGTAACGACTATCCTTAACACGATTTAGAACAACATCTGCAACAGCATATTGTCCTGCTAGGTTATCTGCTCGTGCTTCGTGATATATGTTCATTGCCAAACAGTACATGCCCGGTCTGTTTGTTTCGCTATACAGTTCACCTTCTATAGGTTCCTGAAATGTTGACGATTGTGCAAAAGCGGAAGTTAGAAGTGCAGCCGTAAATGCAATAAAACCTGTAAAATATTTCATTATGATCTCCTCATGTTGGCAATATCCTTTGCCTGTTGTTTATTAATAATAGGTACAGCATTTGATTTATGCATTGTTGCTATACCTTTTATAAGAGTGCCTGTGTATTTTAAAGATTCTTTTTTTGGTGTGCCGCCACTTTGCTTTGCCCAAGTGCCATCGGCGATCATCTGTTCCATCAATGAAGGAATATTACGTGTAGGGTCCTCTCTTGTGTGCGAGGGTTTCACATATGGTTTGAATTCTGTGTTACGAACTTTGCATTCGCCTCTACAATAAGCAATATAATCTTCTACTGTATCATATTGCAGATCATGCATATTTTTACGGCGCATGTCTTTATTATACTTACGCCATTCAACTGTGTATTTCTCTATATCTTTTTGAGTAAGGGGCTTCTTTTTACGCTTAGATGTATTAATGGTGGTCAAGCCTCTGGCTAGATGCATAGTCATACAAGTCTCCTTAATATTACAGTTTAGTATATTATTATAACTTAAGGTATGACCTATGTCAACCGAAAAATTATTTAAGGACTACTTTTCCTTCTGCTAGTAGTTTTTCTCTATTTTTCATGTGTGCATCTTGCACTTTTTCTTTTGCTTGACCGCTGTATGCAACAGCGTAGCCTTCTTTAATCATTACCTTTGTAACAAATTGTTCTCTATCTTCTGGAGGATAGTAAACTTTGAAGTCTCCTAGAATTCGTCCGAACTTGCCTTTTTTGTCTTCTCCGGACTTATCTATTTGAGTTTTTAAGACCTGCATAGATCCTACTGGTAACATATCTTTTAAGAATTTTTTACTTGCTAGGCCAAATTGTTTTTCTACTTTGTCTCGTGTTCTTGATTCAGGAGTATCTATACCCATTATTCTCACACGCTCTCTATGTAACCAAACTCCAAAGCCTAAGTCGATATCTATATCAACTGTGTCTCCATCTACAATTCTTAAAATTTTACATTTATATTCGTACATAATTAGTGTTTATGATCCTTTATTCTATCACTTAGTTTTTTATCTAAGTCTACAATATCTTCGTCTATCTCATCAATCCAACCTTCAACTACAGTAAAGCTATTTTGAACTTTTTCTTCAAAATCTGTCATTTGTTTGGCAAAGGTATCGTTAATAAGTTTGTCTTGACTGTTTACAAAACTCTCTAGGGCTTTAAAATTTTTGTCAATATCTAAAATTGCTTCTAGTGTTTTATCGTTCAATTCTTTTACATCTTTTTGTAATTGCTTGACATCATTTATAAGTGTAACTTCTTTTTCAACTTGACTTTTTGCTGTAAGTTCTGCTACTTCACCTTTAAGTGTGTCAATAGTTTGTGATTGCTGTGCAATCCACCAAACAAATCCTGAAATTTGTAAAACAATGGCAATTACAACACCTATACTAAATTTTGTATTCATTCATTTCTCCCGTTCAATTTATTTACCAAAAAAAAAGGGCCCGAAGGCCCTAAATTTTGTTATCAATTTGTTATTATAGTTTGTAGTTAAAACCTAATACAAATTCTCTGTCTAGACTGTCAAAGTCTTTGTCGGACTTTTGTAAGATACCTGCATTGATTGCAAGTTTATCGCTTACGTCTAGCTTTGCACCAACTTGAATGTAACTGTCTTTTCTATCAAAGTCAAACCAATCACCTTCAATTGAACTAATGTCGTAACCTAGTTCTGCATATGGTGTCAAAGAACCAGCACCAAACTCTACGCCTACGACTGGACTAAGAACTAGTCTATCGTTTGCGAATGAATCCCCAAAGTCGTAATGAACTTCGGCTACTCCGTAAAAGTTTACGTTGAGTAAGGTAAGGTCAGCTCTTTGTCCTACATTTAATCTGTAATCATCAGTTGATCCATTACTGATTACTTGTAAGCCTAAGTTAACTGGTAAACCACTATAACCTAAACTGAAAACATCTGCTTCGTCGTCAAAGTCACGTGATGCACCTGTTGCGTAGCCAAGCGATAACTCGCCTGATTGAACAACACCAGATAATCCTGTTTTATCAAAATCTTCTGCATATGCTGTTGTTGACATAAATGCCATTGCTACTAATGCTAAAAATAGTTTTTTCATAAAAACATCCTTTTCTTTTTATTTTATCTGCATACTACTCAGACGAGGAGCACACAAGAATTATTTATCACCTTGGTTAAAATCTGTTACAGTTTTTGATTTAGGTAAAAAATAAAGTTTTTGTATTACCTGCAATAATCATTATACAGGTAATAATGTGCAAGACAATCCAGAAAGTGCGTAACGCAAGAGCACTACGCACACTTTTCTGGGTGATCGGTAAAAATGTTGGTTCATCGTCATCTGTAATGCCTATTGGCATTCCAACAACTCTAGACCAAGTTTTTAACCACGATCGTTGTCCGCTCATTACATTGAGTTCTTTTTCTCAATGATTTCTTTTCTGCGGTCTTTAGTAAGTTTACCAAGATCGCCAAGTGCTTTACGAGCTCTTGTTGCAGCCGCCTTTACACCTTTTTCTTCAAAAGTTGTATGTTCAGCTAGATAATTGTTGTACGCTTGTACAATTTCTTCATGTGTTGCCATAATGTCTCCTATTATGATTTACAGTTTATTTAATGAAACCACGTCTTAAGGGGCTTTAAAAGTGGTTAGTCACCTACAAACACATCGCCACTACCTGTGGCAGTGTGGCCACAATCAGCAACGTCTCCTATATTCACAACCGCTTTCTTATCTGCGCCTGCAAATACATTATTAGATCCTGCATTGATTGCATTTGTAGGATGACTTCCGTGACCTACAACGGTATCTCTGTCTACAATAATTTCTTCATTGTTAGCAAAGACTGTTGTAACAGAAGGAACTAGATCGCCTCCTGCTGTGTCATTATCTCGACTAATGCCAGGCATTAGGTGACAATTCCTGTTGTTTGTTCAATATATTGTTTACTAATTTCGTCAAGTGTTTTACCAACAGTAAACACTTTAGTTTTATCAAAAGTAAAGGTCTGATCATTTGTTGTACTAAACATAAATGGTGCAAGGGCAAGTCCTTGCGCTCCCATTACAATAGCCATTGGCTTTCTAATTTTGTAATGAGTATCTGATTCTTCTTCTAGTCTACCTATAATTTCTTCACCAGTGCTAAGTTTTAAACTTACTGTATCACTGACAGCATATTTCTTTTCAATTAACATTATGATCCTACCTCAAAACCAGTTCCGTTGAAACCAGTATCTTCAATATATTTTAAAAGTTCTGTGTAACCGCCAATGTTCTCTCCATTAATTTGGATTTGTGGTACACTCCGTGCGCCTGGTACAGCCTCTAATAAATCTTCTAACTGTACATCAGTACCTATCATCTTTACTTCGTAGTTAACATGTAAAGAATCTAATTTTGCTTTTGCTTTGTCACAAAATGGACAAAGCGGTTTACTCCATACTACAATACTACTCATCATAAACTAAATCCTTTAAGTGACTCTTCACTTACGTCTTGTTTAATACCACCAATAACATAAGACTCAACTTCAGTCTCTTGTGGGGCTACCTGCAAGCCTGAACTACTCAACCAATGGGTAGTCCACGGTAATGGGTTAGTGTTTACAGGTTGATCAAAGATTGCATCTAATCCTAATGCCTTCAATCTACGGTTAGCAATATACTCTACATATTGATTAAGTAGTGTTGCATTAAGACCAATCATTGACCCGTCTTTAAACAAGTACTCCGCCCATGCCTTTTCTTCTTCTACACAGGTGCGCCACATTTCGTATACTTCTTCCTTGCACTCCTTGGCAATCTTAACCATTTCTGGATCGTCTTTGCCGTTAGCCCAATTCTTAAGAACGTGTGTGCTTAGTGCCAAATGCTGTGCTTCATCCCTAGCGATAAGACTGATAATCTTAGCACTACCTTCCATTAGTTTTAGTTCTCCAAAACCAAATGTACAAGCAAATGATACATAGAAGCGAAGTCCTTCTAGGATATTTACATTCATCATAGCCAAGTAGAGCTTCTTTTTGACATCTTTCATGCTACCTTCTTTGCGATGCTGGAAAGCATCAGCGGCTTCAGTAAACGCATCATAGTTTTTAGTTACCGCGGTAGCACGTTTTAGAATCTCTTTATCATCTAAAATTGTGTCAAACACTTCAGAAGGGTCAGCGTATACGTTTTTCATAATATGTGTATAGCTACGTGAGTGTATTGTTTCAAAGAAGTCCCAAGTAACAATACATCCTTCTAGTTCAGGAAGTGAAACATGCGGCAAAAATGCTAGGCATGGACCACGTCCTTGGACACTATCTAATAGTGTTTGATATTTTAAATTTGCTGTAAAAATATGTTTCTGCTCAGGACGGAAGTTTGCATAGTCTGCTCTGTCCTTTTGTAGAGAAACTTCTTCTGGTCTCCAAAAATATCCAAGCATGGTTTGGTTAAGTTTATCAAATACTGGAAATTTAAATACATCATAACGCTGTGTATTTTGATCTGCTCCGAAGAACATATTCTGTTTTGTAAAGTCAACCTTATCCTGGTTGAATACTGTTTTAGCCATTTTCTTTATATCCTTATCTATGTAGCAATACTACTATCTATCTTTCGTAATGTCAAGATTAAATTGCACATGCTTCGCAATATTCATCATCTTCTTGACTTTCGGGCAATTCTGCCTGCAATGGTTGTGCAGGTGCCTCTTCTTCTATTTCACTAGGATCTGTTTTGTAATCGTAAGTATTTTGATAGTACGATGTTTTCCAGCCTAGTTTGTATGTGTTTAATAAGTCCCCAATCATTACACTCATCGGAACTTCGTTGTTTTCAAAATGTGTTGGATTGTAACTCCAGTTCCCACTAATCGCTTGGTCAAAGAACTTTTGCATGACAGCAACAACATTAATATAACCTTCGTTGCTTGGCATATCCCAAAGCAAACTGTAATAATTTTTTAGTGTCTGATACTGTGGAACAATCTGCTTAAGAGGCCCTTTCTTTGACTTCTTAGTGGACAAGTAGCCTCTAGGTGGTTCAATTCCGTTTGTTGCGTTCGACACAACGGAGCTGCTCTCTGATGGCATCTGTGCGGACAAAGTTGAGTGCCTGAGCCCGTGTTCCCTAATGTCATTGCGTAAAGACTTCCAATCATAGTTTAACTTGTTAGGTACAACAGTATCCACATCTTTCTTGTAAGTATCAATAGGCAGAACGCCTGTGCTGTATTTAGTGCGATTAAAATACTCACACGCACCTCTTTCCTGCGCTAAATTGTTGCTGGCTTTTAATAGATAGTATTGGAATGCTTCAGTTAAATCATGCACTAATTTCCATGCTTCTTTATCTTCATACTTTACTTTATGCTTCGCAAGATAATGTGCAAGCCCAATATATCCAATACCCAATGAGCGTCTTGCCTTAGTAGACTTTTCTGCAGCCAATATTGGATACTTTTGATAATCAATAATTTCTTCTAATGCACGAACAGCAAGATCACATAGTTCTTCTAGGTCATCTAGTGTTTTTAGTGTTCCTACATTAATAGCACTTAGAATACACAGAGCAATTTCACCTTCAGGATCATCAATGTGTTGTAGTGGCTTTGTTGGTAACGTAATCTCTTGGCACAAGTTGCTCATGTAAACAGTGTCCTTAAATGAGCTGTGTGTATTACAGTGATCTACATTCATAATGTATATACGACCGGTTTCAGCACGTTCTTTTACTAATGCACTAAACAATTCCATTGCTTTGATTGTTTTCTTTTTGATGCTAGTTTTGCGCTCATACATTTCATACATTTCTTTAAATGCTTCTGAGTCGCCAAAGTATGCTTCGTATAAACCTGGCACATCATGTGGTGAGAAAAGAGTTATGTCACCACCAGATAACAACCTTTCGTACATTGTTTTGTTAAGTTGAATTGAATAGTCTAGTTTACGCACACGGTTGTCTTCTGTGCCTTTGTTGTTCTTTAGCACAAGGATGTCTTCAATCTCTTGATGCCAAAACGGGAAGTGTGTAGTAGCACTACCGCCACGCACACCATTTTGTGTGCAACATCTTACGGTTGATTCGAACTTCTTGAGGAAAGGAATGATACCAGTGTGTGCCACTTCCCCGCCACGTATTTTGCTGTTAACCCCACGTATTCTGCCAGCATTAATACCAATGCCAGCACGTTGAGCTGTATAACGACCAATAGCCATATCACTAGCAAAAATACTATCCAGAGTATCGTCGCTGTCCACAAGAACACAGGATGCAAATTGCTTAACAGGCGTTCTAACCCCGGCCATGACTGGCGTTGGGATATTGATTTTAAAAAGTGAGGTCGCATCATAGTATCTCTTAACATAGTGCATTCTATCCTCTTTAGGATAGTTAGCAAATAGTGTTGCCGCAATCATCATATACATAAATTGTGGCGTTTCAAATATCTGTCCCGAACTTCTGTCCTGACACAAGTACTTATCTACAACTTGTCTCAACCCTGCATAGGTGAAATTTTCATCACGCTTGTGTTTTATATAACTGTCTAGTATTTTTAATTCTTCATCAGTGTATAGATCCAATATTTCTTTATCGTATACACCTCTACTAATATTCTTTTCAATCATATCACGTAAAGTACAATGTTCATATTGTCCAAACACATCTTTGTTCACACCGTACGATAGAAGCCGAGCCGCCGCAAATTGATAGTTAGGATTATCAAGGCTAATTAAATCGTTTGCACTTCTAACTAGTATTTCTTGTATTTCTGCTGTACTCATGCCGTCATAGAATTGTATATTTGCATTCATTTCAATTTGGCTACTACTCACTCCTGCCAAGTTTTCACAAGCAAATTCTACTACTTTGTGTATTTTTTCAATGTTAAGGGGTTCGTGATTGCCATTTCTTTTTATGATTTGAATGCCGTTGGACATGTTGTTCTCCTATCTTTCCTATTAAGTTTAATATTTATTGTAGACGCGGCATGTGGTACACACGTTGCGAAATTACACTTTCGGGCAGATCTTTTTGGGCAATGTGCGTCTCTGGATCATAGCCAATTACTCTGTCTTTAAGATGTAATAGATAGTAGGTTTCATTATTCTCTCTATCTATACAGATATGTATCTCTGCTTCTGCGTCAATAAAACGTTGTGTTAACTGTAAAGAATAGCACATTCCTAATACGGTGCAAAACTCACAGTACTGGTTTTCGGATATCAGTTCCCAAGGTTGAGGCCATACCTTTTGATCCCAAGGGTCAGTATGAATGCTGACACGAGGAACTCGCTTGTATGCATCTATTACATGTTGAAAAGGGTCGGGGTGAGCTTCTAACTCTTCTCTAAAATCATGCCATGATTGAAGTCTTAATTCATATGTGTCTTCAAACATGAATCTAGCTTCTAGATCTGATTTTAAATGTTAAATTCCCTGAATCAATTTGGTTAATATACTTAACCTGTGCCGACCATGCTGATTCTAATTGATTCAGAACCGCACTAAATTGCAAGCTCTCTCCAATTGAATCTAAGCCACTGATATCATATTCATCCATAACACTAACGCTGTTGTTCTCTCTATTTACAAATACTGTCAAAGTTCCTGATCTAGAAAAAACTCTACCTTGCACGTCAGTCTTATACCAATAGTCTATATCAAAAGACTTAGTGGTATCAGCGGGTAGTCTGAATAGTAATTGAGGTGTGCCAACTTGTGACAACTCTACCGATTCAGTATACCCGTGTTCGTAGAAAACAGGTCCTTCAACTTCTGGAATAAATGGTTTAGTTACCAAGTACGCCTGATTAATACTAAGATTATATGTTCTATCGAACTCGTTGTCAACTGAAATATTGCCTGCTTCACCAAATTTTATAATGCTGTGAGCAACTGTTGCTTCACTACCTCCGTTGTTACCAACGCTAGGTCCAAATCTACAATTAATCGTAGAGTTACGGGTTCCGTTCTCTATGTGTATCGCTTGCTGTTCAATGTTCTCAAAATAGCATTCTCTAATATTGTTATCAGTAGCATTTTCTTGGCCAATAGTTGGTGTTACACCAAACTCTATTGCTTTTGTAATATTAAAGAACTTACAAGAATCAATTTCGTTACGTGATATATTATGATTAGATTGAATTGCATACCCTGTTGATACAAATTCACAGTCTATAAAGCGATTAAATTCTGATCTCACAGCATTACTTTTACTTCTGATAGTAACAGAAGGGTTAGTTGCTGTGTTTGTTAATTTACTTCCTTCAAATTTAACGTTTTCAAAACGACTGTCTCTACAACTATTAAGAATCAACAATGTTCCGTCTTCTGATTCTGTTTGTAGGGTACAATCTTTTAGTGTAATATACCTTGCACTATCTGCATAGGTTAGCAATGGATCTTCTATAGGTACAGCACTATTTAATGCGCCTGTATATGTAGAATTACTACTAATAGTTTTGAACATCGCAAAGTCTCCAGTTTTTATAAAAACTGTTTTTTCTTTGCCTGCACCTGCAATAGTTGCATATGGTGGTATGTGAACTGTATTACTTATTCTGTAAATGCCTGGTTCCACATGCAATACAACTCTGCTTTGCGGATTTGTTTTGTTTGAAGGATTTAGATAAAGTTCATATAGGGCTTTTTGTAATTGTGCTGTACAGTCAGAACCATCGCCTCTACAACCAAATGACCTTACACTTACAATATCATCTAGCCTTGCATTAAGGGTGCGTTCAATAACAACACCTTCGCCAGTATCAATATCGCCTCGTCTGTAAGAATATGTTCCTACTAGGTCAAAAAGGTTATCATGCTCTGTTAAAACCTTTGTATTGCCAACAGAAGGAGATCCTTCTGCTACTGAGCCATTACCAATGTAAAGTTCTTGGTTATCTACAGCCCAGCCAAATTCACCACCAGCAAGCTGTGGGATTCCTGATCCAGTATTTGCTTGTCCTCTACGAACTTGGATACGACTGATTTGAACTACGGCCACTATATTCTCCTACATTAACTTTTATAATGTATTTATGCTTGCATCTCATAATAAGAGTATACTCGTTTCCACCATTCTTCTTTCCACTCGTCAAATTCATCTGGCCATATGTCAAACTGTTGATATTCACCTGCTCTACTACACATAAACACATGTCCTTCGCGTATGTCTGTTCCGTGTACTTCATTATGTGCTATTGCATATGCTGTTAATTGTAGGAAATAGTCATAAACCCATTCTAGTTTCTTAGGTTTATTAGTTTGTTTAAAGTCCATAATACACGGCTGACCTTTGTATTGTCCTACAAGGTCAGTTGTGCCTGCATAAATTCCTGGCACATACAACGGAACTTCACTACCCCATATTTCATCAACATCAACCATTGCATTTTCTTTAATTTGTGTTGCCATCATGTGCGCTTGTTGAGCGTAGGGATTACTACCTGGTTGAGGCCATTCACCTGTGTCAATATAGTCTTCAAGGTATTTGTGCATACGGGTACCAACACCGGCAGCTTCTGTTACAATCTCTTGTGCTTTTTGTTCACCCACCCTTTTTCGCCATGCAATTAGATGTGTTTTATCTTTTGTTGCGTCTAAGATAGTTGTTACACTTGCTACTGGTACACCGCCAGGTGCGGCATACTTACGTTTGCCGTTAACTTCAACTCGCTGAAGTTTTTCATATACAAATTTTTCGGTAATTAATGACATGAATAGGTCCTTTAGATTATTATTGTACAACAATAACTATGGAATGTCAACCTATAAGTCGCTTAAATCAGTTGCTCTCTTTGCCATATCGCCTACTGTATCGGCAGAGCTTGGCTCAGTACTACCTAGTTGATCCATTGAGCTATCATTAATAGTTACCCCTTTAGGATCAAACTTAACTAGTTTCTGAAGTTGTGGATTAGTATCGTATGTTTCTTTGAATGTGTTATAATCAAACTGTGGCACGCCTGCTTTCTTCATATAGCCATTTAGACTATCCCAAGTGATAGTTGTGCCTGGTTTGATTGTTTTGATTATCTGAACTAAAGTGCCGGCTTCGTCTAAAGCTTCAGCTATCTTTTTTTTTGAATCAGTTAGATCTTTTTTTTTGAATTGTCTACGCTTTCACGCTTTTCACGACCAGCTTCTTCTTCGCCGCCTGCAGCCGCATCATCTGCACCGAAGTCGTCGCCCATGTCATCTACAGGTGCTTCTGCATCCATATCCATGTCGTCTGTTGGTTCCATGTCGCCCATGTCCCCCATGTCGTCAGATCCCATTGGCTCTGCCATGTCACCTTCACCAGTTAGCATACCTACACCATTTGTAAGTGCATCACGTGTTGTTTCCATTGTTGCGTATAGTTGCTCTAGTGCTGGCTTGACTGTGTTAACAAATGATTCAGACTGTTCGCTTCCTAGTTCGTCACGGATAGCATCAGCAAGTTCTAGCATTGATTCTGTTTGCATCTCTGCTGTATCTTCCATCCAACCTGTAACTCTGTCAACCATATCTTTGGCAGCCATTACTAGTTCTGCTTCGTCTTCTTTACCTTCTACAATTTTTTCAGCTTCGTCAATATCACCTCTTTCACCAATTTCAGCATTAATAACATCTAGGAATAGTTTTGATTTTTGGTATGCTGGATTTTGTGTAGAGCTAAAACTTTCTTTAGTTTCAACTTGGCTTAATTGAGTACGTAATTTGTTTTGTGCGTCCTGTAATTGACTTAAACTAAATTCTTCTAAGTTTAGACGCTGGCCAAACTTTGTTGCTAGGCTTTCATTTAGAGCCTTTGCTGTAATCGGTTTTGATATTTCTCTAATGTTCATTGTTCAACTTCCTAAATGTTGTTCTTTTGTATATTTATTTATCATTTAATACAGGATAATGTCATCCAGTTGCGACTTGACATCATATGCTATATCATAACTTATGTCAAATCTAGTGGCTAGCACATCATATCTGGTCATGTCTTTTGTCTTTTTCATAGAATGATTATAAAAAACACAATCCTGATAGTGTTTACTTAATTGATCATCTAATTTTTTTATGTTTTGCAATGACCAAGTATTGTCAGTTGATGACAATACCTTTGCATACGCAAGAGCGGCAGACTTTGCAAAGAATCTACCAACTTGTACACCTTTTGCACAATCGTATACAAGCCATCCTGCCTTCTTGCTAAACCTTACTACGTAATTTTTTATCCGAATGGAATTTCCTTTAACTATGGGTAAAGGATAATCTTTTATTTTGCTATTGATTAAGTGTTCAAGCCTCTTGGCTAGTTCCGAATTCATTTTGCACCACCATTACCATATTTTTACGAACTACTTTACTTACTAAACTTTTGCGTATCAAGTTCTCGATTACGACTTGTTCTCTATCTGTGAAACTGTGCAACGGTTGCACTGGCTTTACTTTTTCTAAAACTTCTGCTTCTTCGTTTGATAGAGCTATTCTAAAACTAGTAATTAAATCATTTAACTTCATGGCTGGACAATAACCTTGTCGCCTCTTTTTGCTTGAGTGGCTGGATTAACTTTTTGTCCCGGTTGTGGCTTTTTAACAAGAGACACTTTCTTTGTCTTAGGATCTTTTTGTAGTGCATTTGGGTTTTTCTTAAGATCTATAATTGTTTTTGTGCCATCCATATGATCTACTTCTGCTGACTGTCCAGGCTTAAGGTTTTTAATAATTGATGGTTTGCCCGCTTGTACTATCTCATTTATTTTCATTTTAAATCCTTTTTGCCTTAGACTTTTTACGTCTAGTTCTCATATTAATATTTACCCTAGGTAATCTGCGTGATGCTGGATTTGCACGTTTTGTTCTTGTGCTTTTTACCTTTATAGTGGGCGCCTTAGACCTTTTTATTTTTTTAAGAGTAGTGGCCTTCTTTACACTCTTTGGCGCTGTACAAGTAGACATTTTTGCAACAATACGTCCTTTACGTGGACCACTGTTACATCTATACCTACGAACATTCTTCCCGCCTTTGCGTCCGTAGATTGAAGTTGCACCTTCTGTAATCTCTCTCAAAAACATTAGATTCTCTTTGGTCTACTTGCTTTATTAAGAGCTGCTACTCTACGACTTGCTGGATTAACTCTTTTTGTTTTACGAGCCTTTCTAGCCATCTTTGAACCTAGTCTTGCTTTTGTCATTTTTAACTTGATACGCTTTTTCATATCAGGTTTTGCAAAACATTGTGATATATTAGCAACAATCCTACCATGGCGCTTTCCGCCTGTGCATCTAAACTTACGTACAACTTTGTTGCCGCGTTTAGCCCAGGCCATTTTAGATTCGTCAAGTGGTAAGGTAATCTCTCTTAATAACATATAGTTATTTATCGGATTATTGTGCGTTTAATAGTATTACGACTATGGTAGATAGTAAACCAGCAACGATTGTGCCAGCTGTTCCGATTAACACTTTGGTCATTGACTTTTGACCTTCTGTTATATCGTGATGTATATCTTCTACTTTTTGTTCAATCTTAGTAAGACGTCCTTCTAGTACTTCATAACGCTGAGCGCATAAGTCTACATGTGCTTCTAAGTTTTCTCTTTCTAGTTTTGTTGTGGCATTGGCCATCTATATCTCCGTTATCCTGCTCAAGGATTATTGTTTAAGTAAACTCGTAGTTGGCCTTAAAATAGATTGCCTGATATGCCTCTGTATAATTTTATTTATCATATTTCATAAAAAACAGTATTAATATTTTTCATATCAGTAGACTGAAATACAGGATTTTGAATGTCTATAGTTTCATCTAGGTCTTTAATAAAAGGCACTAGATCAAAGTCCTCTACTAATTGACTAACTTCTAAACTACCTTCTCTTTCTACTTCAAATGTTAATGTCCAGACTTTGTGTTTGCCTTTAAAACGAGTGCCAAACTCATTTTCTTGTAATTCTTCTTCGCCTGAATCTACCGTTATCTTACTAGGGTTACTACGCAAACCAAGAGTTTGTACAGCGGTCATGTAGTTCTGATGTTGATTGTACATAAACCTATCTTCGGTACGCCTTGTGTATGTAGGCGTAATATCAATTAGTGTTTTCATCTTGAAGAGCATAGTACTATTTAAGGTCATAAAAAAAGGGTTCAGTAAAAACTGAACCCTTTTAGTGACGCCTGGTAACGTCGGTTCCTAAAGGTAGCTAGGAATTATGCTAATTCGCTAAATGCTAAAGTTAGAGCTGCTACAGTAACGTCTGATTTACCTGTACCTGCTGAAACTAATGCATCAATAGCTGCACCAACATCGCTGTCGCTGTTAGCTGAAACATATGCGTTTGCAGATGCGCCGTCTACCATAACAACGAAGCCTGCGTCTTCACGTGCACCAATGTGTACGATTGACATTTGCTGTTGAATAGCACGGATTGACTTTGAGAAGTTACCTTCTGTGAAAGCCGCTACACCGTCAACTGACGCTGTGTCTGCTGTTCCGATATCAGCTGCTGTGTTAGTAACTGAAAATACTAGTGGATCGTAGCCGTAAAAACTACCTGCGGTTGTTAAACCATTAACTTTTGGTTGTGTTGCCATTTTATTTCTCCTATAAATTATCTAATGACACATCTTCGAGCTCCTCGAAGTGCTTATTATTATTTAGTCTTTTTAGGAAAAAAAGGCGTTTATCGACCTTTTTTGGCTCTCTGATGCAATAATCTAAGCATTTGCACGTATCCAGGGCCTGCTGTAACTATATCATCAAGCATTTGTAGTGCAGGAATAAAGCCTTTTACTATTGTTCCTGGCACTGGTTTACCGTCTAATGCTAGTTCTAGAAACTTTTTGGTGAGCATCATATTGCTTTGACCTACAATCATTCTATAAAGAGCTAGGTCTCTTGCTTCAACACGTTTTTCAATACGGTCAAATGCGCCTTCATCTAGCTCTTCTAGATCGTTAAAAACTAACTGTAGCTCTTCCAACTTGTCAAGAAATTCAGCACTATCTTTATCAGATATCACTTCTTGATTGTTTTCTAATGCTCTTATAAAGTCCATTACTTTTTCTTACGTAAAATATTTAGAATTGACATTAAGCCTTCTGAGCTTTGGATTTTTTGTTGTAGTGCTAGTTTTTGCTCTGGCTTACCAGGACCTTTAAGTACCTTAAGTATTGCCATTGCTTCTGGACGCTCAACTCTAATTTCTTTGCCGTCGTCGGTCTTAACACTTCTAACTGGATTCTTAATATCTGGATCGTCCTCAGAGTCTTCAATTCTCATAAGTTGGACTTGCATTGGTTCGCCCTTCAGTTTAATAGCAACAGTATCATCATCTTTGTCAAGCTCTGATCCGTGTGTGTCAAACCCTGGACGGTAATCCATATCAAAGTCTGCTTCTAAAATTAATTCATTAATTTTCATTTTCTTTTCCTTTTAGTTTGGTTGCCATCTAGCTCGTGGAACCAGTTTTACTTTTGACTTCTGAGCAACGTAGCCTTCGCCGCCTTGCTCATCGCCTGTTGATGCTTTTATATCTGCATCAGCTTGATCTAGTTGATTTATGATATCATCCTTGGCCGCCATTATTTGCTTAACAAGTGCAAATATTGCTGGCAATGCTTTTGGATTTTGTTCATTCATAGCCGCTAGTTTTGCCTGTTGTCCTTGACTGACTTTACTTGTTTTTAGCCAATCAAAAAATCCTTTTTCGATATTATTAATTTGTTGTGTACGAGTCATATGATTCATATAAGTGTAAATAATCGCTGAAGGATTGCTTAATCCTTGGGTGCCTGCTAAGAATGAGTCTATTGCTTGGGCATTTGCGTTTACTTGCTTACGTATTGTATCAGTTCCTTTTGCATCAACACTAGGTTGGTGACTTACATACGTTTGTCCTAGTACAACTACATCTTTGTTATTTAATTCGCCTGTTTGTTGTATAGGCTGTCCTGACTTATCGCCGAACTCATCATAACGAGTGTGTACTGTTACACCTACTTTAGATTGTGCTATCCTTTTGCCTAACTCGCTGTTAGCGTCAACAGTGTAAGTTACTTTGTTTGGTGTGAACTTAATCTTTCCATCTTGAATTGTGTAAGGTTTACCAGGATGATATAACAAATCTCCGTAAACATATTGATCAACGCTCGGCGGTGTTGCATTTTTTAGTATATTAAATATACCGGCCATATCGTTGCCAAATTTCTCACGCCAATCTTCTCCCTTGCCACTATTTTTAATAAATTTTGCTAGGTCTTCTGCGCTAGTACTTTTGTTACGACCCCATCCGTTTTTACCTACCATTACAAACTGTCCGTCGTTTTCTCTACCCCAGTAGATAGTTGGATTGCCGTCCCACTTAATTGCAACATCTGAACTATCTTTACCTAAGTTATCTAAAATGTCTGCGGCTTTAAGAGCACCTTTAGACCCGTCAACAAACACTAGGTCTTCTAAGTGCTGGTACTCTCTACCAACCTTTGCCGCTTCTGTTAGGACATGTCTAAATTCTGTAAATCTCATCTAGGTAGTAACTCTCTTATTCTGCGTAATTCTCTATCGGAAAAACTTTCAGTGTTAACTTTTGATTTTTTCCATGGATGCTTTGGATCGTCGTTTGCTTCTAGTGCATCAACAAGTTCTTTTGCTTTTGGACTTACTTTAACCATTGCTTCAACTGATCCTAAATCTTTAGCACTAGCATTGCCGCCTAATAGTATTTTAGCAATTTCGTCTAAGTTACTAGATACTAGAGCATCATCTCTACGATCTAGTAGTCCTTTATATGCACTCCACTTAAACCCTTCTGGGTGATCGTCTGTTACTGTGTTCTTTGCAAGGTCTGCAATTAGTATTTGTTTGTGTACGCCTTTGTATGGCGAACCTTTAGGAATATCATGAACATGGAACTTCTGTGCTGTTTCGCCATTGTCAACAACCATGATGTCAACTTGCTGTGCAGAATCGCCAATTGTTGTTTTAACATGTACGCTTGTTCCTGTTTTCTTTGTATCGAAACCTGCTTGTTGGAACATTTTTTCTAGTTCAACTCTAGCATCTTTAGGAGTCTTAACTTTAAAGAAGTTTAATAATGTGCCAGCATCAATAATCATGTCTAAGTCGCCTGAACGTTTACCAGGGGTAGGTGTTGCACCTGACCCAATTGGCAGAGCTTTTGCACCAGTTTTAGATACTACACTATTAATCTGCTTCATCATATCACCTATGATGGCGTGATCAAAGTCTTCAGTTTCATCTGGCCAAATGTTGCCGCCTTCATTCAGTATCATTATCTTTTGCCTCCATAATTCTAGCAATGCTTCTTTTAAACTTTCTTGGATCTCCCGATCTGATACTGTTAAGAAAACGCCTTTCTAGTTCAGCGGCATTGTCTTGGTCGTAAACACGGTGAATCATATTAAGTAGATTAATAGAGCTTTCAATTATATTACTTGCTGTGGTCTCAATTAACAGATCATCATTCTTTGGCCTGCCAAGATTATTAAGTTCCTCAAGTATGCTTCTCGTCTTTTTACGCATGGTTCCGTTCCTATATGTAGTATTTAGTGTAGAGAACAATAAATAACTGTACTACTTGGGCAACACGGAGGGAGAAATGTATAAGATAAATGATTTAAATATTTTAGAAAGATCATTATTATTCGCTAAGTTATCAAAGATAGCATATAATAACATCGACGAAGCGAAAAAGCAAGCAAAAACATTAGGATTTACTACTACAGAGTTTTACGATAAAAAAGGCGCACAAGCATACCGCTTTATGAATAAAACCGATTTAGTAATAGCATGTAGAGGTACACAACCTACAGAATTTAACGATATAAAAGCAGACGCAAATGCTCTACCAGTAGTTGCGGAAACTATTTCCAGAGTACATAAAGGTTTTAAAGCAGAAGTTGATGAACTTTGGCCTATGGTATTAGAAGATATAAATCGTAAGGCTAACGACAATAAAAAACTTTGGTTTTGTGGACATAGTTTAGGTGCGGCAATGGCAACTATAATGGCTAGTCGTTGTCATTTATATCCTGATATAAATCCTGTAGAAGAACTTTATACATATGGATCACCTAGAGTAGGTTGGCCCGGATATTGTGACAGTTTAGGTATTGTGCATCATCGTTGGAAAAATAACAATGATATAGTTACTACTGTACCTTTTAACATTATGGGTTACAAACACCATGGAGAAGAACATTACATAAATGCTTACGGTCTTTTAAGAAATCCAACTGGCTGGCAAAGAGTAAAAGATAAGTTACGAGGCATCTGGATGGGGTGGAAACAGGGAAAAATTGACAGTTTTTCCGACCATAGCATCGATGAATATATCAAGCATATAGAAAATGCTAAATCCTAAGTTCAAATAAACTTGACACAGATTCTTCATTAGACACTCGTCTAATTGCTTCACCAAAAAGTGCTCCAACTGATACTTGGCGCACTTTTTTTACAGTCCTAGGACACTTATATGTAATGCTGTCAGTAACTACTAATTCGTCAAGAACACTCTTTTCCACACGCTGACATGCTTCTCCGCTTAGTACACCGTGTGTAATATATGCACGAACACTTAAAGCCCCTGCATCCATAATTGCTTTAGCGGCATTACATAATGTGCCGCCACTATCAACAATATCGTCTACAAGGATTGCATGTTTATCTTTTACATCACCAATTAGATTCATTACCTCTGACTTGCCTGCTTCGGGTCTGCGCTTGTCAACAATAGCAATTTCACCGTGAAACATATCTGCAAATTTACGAGCTCTTACAACACCCCCTGCATCAGGACTTACAAAAACTGTACCTGCTTGTTCTACTTCAGGATCGTCAATTATACCAAGTGTGCGTTTTATGTCTTTGGCAAATACTACACGGCTTGTTAAATCGTCCACAGGAATATCAAAGAAGCCTTGTATCTGTCCAGCATGTAAATCCATTGTAAGCACTCTATCAGCACCAGCCTGAACAATTAGATTAGCAACTAGTTTTGCTGTGATAGGTGTGCGGCTCGCACTTTTACGATCCTGTCGTGCATAACCAAAATAAGGAATGACCGCTGTTATACGTTTCACACTAGAACGTCTTGCGGCATCTATCATTACTAGAAGTTCCATTAAATTGTCATTTACCGGTGTTGATGTAGGTTGTACAATAAAAACATCTTCACCTCTAATATTTTCTAAAAATTCAACACTTGTTTCTCCGTCTGCAAATGTTGTAACTTTAGATGGAACTAGGCCTGCAAAACAGTGTTCAGCTATTGCCTCTGCTAAATCTGGATTAGCATTTCCTGAGATAATTTTCATTTTCAAACTGTGTCCTTTCCCGTGTGGAAGTTGTTAATTGCTATTTTTATATTTAAACATAGTTCATTACAAAAGTCAAGAAAAAAGGTTGTGCCGTCGAACACAACCTTACCGCTTTCTTAAAGTCCTATTTGATAAGGAACAATCAAGTAATGAATCATAAGAACAAGTGCTACTGACGCACCCAAACCTATCATCATTTTTTGGAAGTCTTTTGCAACTAGTGGAAAGACTGCCTTGGTCTTCTTCTTGCCAGTGAATGTAGCAATAGCAAGTTCACGACCTGCAAGCATACCAACGAACACCCAAGTAGTACTCATAGGAATATCGTTTAGCTCTTTGAAGAAGTACAAACACAACCAATAAAAAAGGTCAATTAATGTAGCTGACCTTACGTATCTAGTGTTGTGTTTTTCTAGTACAATTTCTTGTATCTTGCCGCCACGTTCTCTAAACATAAAGAACAAGCCAGCAACGAATACTAAACTAACAAAAATCATTAGGTCAACTGGTATTACACGTGGTAGGAATACAGCAATGTTTGCCATATCGTGACTGAGCCACGTCCACCACAAACCGCCAGTTGCTACCCATTGTGCTATCCGCCAATAATTTTTATTTTCTTCTTTAACAGGGACACTTTCGTCTAGGTATCTGCTTACTACATACCAAACTCCGTATGCGAACAGTGCCGCAATACCATATCCCATTATGCTTTTCATCAACATCTTTTCTAGCACAAAAGTACTTGCGAAAGCACTTAACACTAAAAAGGAAGTTGATACCGGTACACCTAGTCGTGTCAATGCAACTAGAATTGCCGGTGCGGCTGCGTGATACCATTGTATCTCTTGCCACGGTATTTTATTCAACCTGCCGTATGATATGTCGCCACCGTTGACTGACCAGCCATACCATAGCGTACATAATAAAACCGCACTAGCGGCGGCCCATAAAGTTTTATAGTTGAATCTCTCATTGTTTGATGCCATCCACGTACCGAGAGTCTGTACTGAGTCGTTGGCAATAACCGCATATGCGGCAAATAGGAACCCTGCCAGGCTCCATAAGGTGAGTGCGTCCATTTTATTCTCCTCTGCTTGACGGCTTTACCCCGTCGCTCACTTTGGGACAAGCTCGACGTTGCTTGTCACATTTATTTATAGTGTATACTCTAAGTAGGTTCCATACAAGACATTTTGATGTCGATAGTCTTCTGTCGCACCTCTTTCTATAAAAGGTGTAATCTTTAATCTACCTGTCACAAATTGTATCCCCAATTGATCGCGAGCATCAAAACTTGTTTTGTCTTTGAAACTCCATCTAGGTTGTACCTTTGCCCAAAG